GCTGCTGCACCATATTCCTGAACAACTGAGCAAACGAGAGAGGTACACCGACAAATGGCAGCGACGCACACACTCCCTCTGGCGTCACCGGGCATGGCACGCATCTGCCTTTACGGGGATTTACAACGATTTGGCCGCCGCATCGACCTTCGTGTGAAAACGGGGGCTGAAGCCATCCGGGCGCTGGCCACACAGCTTCCGTCGTTTCGCCAGAAACTGAATGAGGGCTGGTATCAGGTGCGCATTTCCGGGCGTGATGCAGGCGAAAATGAATTATCTGCCCGTCTTAATGAACCGCTGGCAAATGGTGCCGTGATCCACGTCGTTCCGCGTCTGGCGGGTGCCAAAAGTGGCGGTGTGTTTCAGGCGGTGCTGGGTGCGGCGCTGATTGCGGTGGCATGGTGGAACCCTGTTGGCTGGCTGGGGGCCGCGGCTGTATCGGGTCTGTATGCAGCAGGGGCCAGTATGATCCTGGGTGGTGTGGCGCAGATGCTGGCACCGAAAGCCAGGACGCCCACGGCAGCCAGTACAGATAACGGCAAACAGAACACGTATTTCTCGTCACTGGATAACATGGTTGCCCAGGGCAATGTTCTGCCTGTTCTGTACGGGGAAATGCGCGTGGGATCACGTGTGGTTTCTCAGGAGATCAGCACGGCAGACGAAGGGGATGGTGGTCAGGTTGTGGTGATTGGTCGCTGATGAAAAACGTTTTATGTGAAACCGCCTCCGGGCGGTTTTATCGTTTATGGAGCATGACGAATGGGTAAAGGCAGCAGTAAGGGGCATACCCCGCGCGAAGCGAAGGACAACCTGAAGTCCACGCAGCTGCTGAGTGTGATCGATGCCATCAGCGAAGGGCCGGTTGAAGGTCCGGTGGATGGATTAAAAAGCGTGCTGCTGAACAGTACGCCAGTGCTGGACAGTGAGGGGAATACCAATATCTCCGGCGTCACGGTGGTGTTCCGGGCCGGTGAGCAGGAGCAGACACCGCCGGAGGGATTTGAATCCTCCGGCTCCGAGACGGTGCTGGGTACGGAAGTGAAATACGACACGCCGATCACCCGGACCATCACGTCGGCAAACATTGACCGACTGCGTTTTACCTTCGGCGTGCAGGCACTGGTGGAAACCACCTCAAAGGGGGACAGGAATCCGTCGGAAGTCCGCCTGCTGGTTCAGATCCAGCGTAATGGTGGCTGGGTGACGGAAAAAGACATCACCATTAAGGGCAAAACCACCTCGCAGTATCTGGCCTCGGTGGTGGTGGGTAACCTGCCGCCGCGCCCGTTCAATATCCGGATGCGCAGGATGACGCCGGACAGCACCACAGACCAGCTGCAGAACAAAACGCTCTGGTCGTCATACACCGAAATCATCGATGTGAAACAGGGCTACCCGAACACGGCACTGGTCGGCGTGCAGGTGGATTCGGAGCAGTTCGGCAGCCAGCAGGTGAGCCGTAATTATCATCTGCGCGGGCGCATTCTGCAGGTGCCGTCGAACTATAACCCGCAGACGCGGCAATACAGCGGTATCTGGGACGGAACGTTTAAACCGGCATACAGCAACAACATGGCCTGGTGTCTGTGGGATATGCTGACCCATCCGCGCTACGGCATGGGGAAACGTCTTGGTGCAGCAGATGTGGATAAATGGGCGCTGTATGTCATCGGCCAGTACTGCGACCAGTCGGTGCCGGACGGTTTTGGCGGCACGGAGCCGCGCATCACCTGTAATGCCTGGCTGACCACGCAGCGTAAGGCGTGGGATGTGCTCAGTGATTTCTGCTCGGCGATGCGCTGTATGCCGGTATGGAACGGGCAGACGCTGACGTTCGTGCAGGACCGACCATCAGATAAGGTGTGGACCTATAACCGCAGTAATGTGGTGATGCCGGATGATGGCGCGCCGTTCCGCTACAGCTTCAGCGCCCTGAAAGACCGCCATAATGCCGTTGAGGTGAACTGGATTGACCCGGATAACGGCTGGGAGACGGCGACAGAGCTTGTGGAGGACACGCAGGCCATTGCCCGTTACGGTCGTAACGTCACGAAAATGGATGCCTTTGGCTGTACCAGCCGGGGGCAGGCGCACCGCGCCGGGCTGTGGCTGATTAAAACAGAACTGCTGGAAACGCAGACCGTGGACTTCAGCGTGGGCGCAGAAGGGCTTCGCCATGTACCGGGTGATGTTATTGAAATCTGCGATGATGACTATGCCGGTATCAGCACCGGCGGGCGCGTGCTGGCGGTGAACAGCCGGACCCGGACGCTGACGCTCGACCGTGAAATCACGCTGCCATCCTCCGGCACCACGCTGATAAGCCTGGTTGACGGAAGTGGCAATCCGGCCAGCGTGGAGGTTCAGTCCGTCACCGACGGACTTAAGGTGAAAGTGAACCGGGTTCCTGACGGCGTTGCCGGATACAGCATATGGGGGCTGAAGCTGCCGACGTTGCGCCAGCGCCTGTTCCGCTGTGTGAGTATCCGTGAGAACGATGACGGCACGTATGCCATCACTGCCGTGCAGCATGTACCGGAGAAAGAAGCCATCGTGGATAACGGGGCGCACTTTGACGGCGACCAGAGCGGAACGGTAAACGGTGTCACGCCGCCAGCAGTGCAGCACCTGACCGCAGAAGTCACCGCAGACAGCGGTGAATACCAGGTGCTGGCGCGCTGGGACACGCCGAAGGTGGTGAAGGGTGTGAGCTTTATGCTTCGCCTGACCGTGGCAGCGGATGACGGCAGTGAGCGGCTGGTCAGCACGGCCCGGACGACGGAAACCACATACCGCTTCACGCAACTGGCGCTGGGGAATTACAGGCTGACAGTCCGGGCGGTAAATGCGTGGGGACAGCAGGGCGATCCGGCGTCGGTATCGTTCCGGATTGCCGCACCGGCAGCGCCGTCACAGATTGAGCTGACGCCGGGCTATTTTCAGATAACCGCAACGCCACATCTTGCCGTTTATGACCCGACGGTACAGTTTGAGTTCTGGTTCTCGGAAAAGCGGATTGCGGATATCAGGCAGGTTGAAACCGCAGCCCGCTATCTTGGCTCGGCGCTGTACTGGATAGCTGCCAGTATCAATATCAAACCGGGCCATGATTATTATTTTTATATCCGCAGTGTGAATACTGTTGGCAAATCGGCATTCGTGGAGGCTGTCGGTCGGGCGAGCGATGATGCGGAAGGTTACCTGGATTTTTTCAAAGGAGAAATCGGGAAAACACATCTGGCCCAGGAGCTGTGGACGCAGATTGATAACGGTCAGCTTGCGCCGGACCTGGCTGAAATCAGGACGTCCATTACGAATGTCAGCAATGAAATCACGCAGACCGTCAATAAAAAACTGGAAAATCAGAGTGCGGCAATCCAGCAGATACAGAAAGTTCAGGTTGATACAAATAATAACCTGAACAGCATGTGGGCCGTGAAACTGCAGCAGATGCAGGACGGACGCCTTTATATTGCGGGTATCGGTGCCGGTATTGAGAATACGCCAGCAGGAATGCAGAGTCAGGTGCTGCTGGCGGCAGACAGGATTGCGATGATTAATCCTGCGAATGGCAACACAAAGCCGATGTTTGTTGGTCAGGGCGATCAGATATTTATGAATGAAGTGTTCCTGAAATATCTGACGGCTCCCACCATTACCAGCGGCGGTAATCCTCCGGCATTTTCCCTGACACCGGACGGGCGGCTGACGGCGAAAAATGCCGATATCAGCGGTAACGTGAATGCGAACTCCGGGACGCTCAACAATGTCACGATTAACGAGAACTGTCGGGTTCTGGGAAAACTGTCCGCGAACCAGATTGAAGGCGATCTCGTTAAAACAGTGGGCAAAGCTTTCCCCCGGGACTCCCGTGCACCGGAGCGGTGGCCATCAGGAACCATTACCGTCAGGGTTTATGACGATCAGCCGTTTGACCGGCAGATTGTTATTCCGGCGGTGGCATTCAGCGGCGCTAAACATGAGAAAGAGCATACTGATATTTACTCCTCATGCCGTCTGATAGTGCGGAAAAACGGTGCTGAAATTTATAACCGTACCGCGCTGGATAATACGCTGATTTACAGTGGTGTTATTGATATGCCTGCCGGTCACGGTCACATGACACTGGAGTTTTCGGTGTCAGCATGGCTGGTAAATAACTGGTATCCCACAGCAAGTATCAGCGATTTGCTGGTTGTGGTGATGAAGAAAGCCACTGCAGGCATCACGATTAGCTGAATTTTATAACCCATATACGGGCGCCAGAAATGGCGCCTTTTTTATTGCAGAAAAGCGAGAGGTAATTATGCGTAAAGTTTGTGCAGTCATTTTGTCCGCAGCCATCTGTCTGTCCGTATCCGGTGCGCCTGCATGGGCGTCTGAACATCAGTCCACACTGAGCGCGGGGTATCTTCATGCCCGTACGAACGCTCCCGGCAGCGATAATCTGAACGGGATTAACGTGAAATACCGTTATGAGTTTACGGACGCGCTGGGGCTGATTACGTCCTTCAGTTATGCCAATGCTGAGGATGAGCAAAAAACGCACTACAGCGATACCCGCAGGCATGAGGATTCCGTGCGTAACCGCTGGTTCAGCGTGATGGCGGGGCCCTCTGTGCGCGTGAATGAATGGTTCAGTGCGTATGCGATGGCGGGCGTGGCTTACAGCCGTGTGTCGACTTTTTCCGGGGATTATCTCCGCGTAACTGACAACAAGGGGAAAACGCATGATGTGCTGACCGGAAGTGATGACGGTCGCCACAGCAACACGTCTCTGGCGTGGGGGGCTGGCGTGCAGTTTAACCCGACCGAATCCGTGGCCATTGATATTGCTTATGAAGGTTCCGGCAGTGGTGACTGGCGCACTGACGGTTTCATCGTGGGTGTCGGTTATAAGTTCTGATTAGCCAGGTAACACAGTGTTATGACAGCCCGCCGTTTCAGGCNAGGACGGACGCCTTTATATTGCGGGTATCGGTGCCGGTATTGAGAATACGCCAGCAGGAATGCAGAGTCAGGTGCTGCTGGCGGCAGACAGGATTGCGATGATTAATCCTGCGAATGGCAACACAAAGCCGATGTTTGTTGGTCAGGGCGATCAGATATTCATGAACGACGTGTTCCTGAAATGCCTGACGGCTCCGACCATTACCAGCGGCGGTAATCCTCCGGCATTTTCCCTGACACCTGGCGGACGGCTGACGGCGAAAAATGCCGATATCAGCGGTAACGTGAACGCGAACTCCGGGACGCTCAACAACGTCACGATTAATAAGAACTGTCGGGTTCTGGGAAAATTGTCCGCGAACCAGATTGAAGGCGATCTCGTTAAAACAGTGGGCAAACCTTTCCCACGGGACTCCCGGGCACCGGAGAGGTGGCCATCAGGGACCATTACCGTCAGGGTTTATGACGATCAGCCGTTTGATCGGCAAATTGTTATTCCCGCGGTGGCGTTTCGCGGTGCTAAACATGAGCGGAAGAATAACAATATTTATTCGTCATGCCGCCTGATAGTGAAGAAAAACGGTGCTGAAATTTATAACCGAACGACCCTGGATAATACGCTGATATATACGGGTGTTATTGATATGCCTGCCGGTCACGGTCACATGACGCTGGAGTTTTCTGTATCGGCATGGCTGGTAAATGGCTGGTATCCCACAGCAAGTATCAGCGATTTGCTGGTTGTGGTGATGAAGAAAGCCACTGCAGGCATCACGATTAGCTGAATTTTATAACCCAGATACGGGCACCAGAAATGGTGCCTTTTTTATTGCAGAAAAGCGAGAGGTAATTATGCGTAAAGTTTGTGCAGCCATTTTGTCCGCAGCCATCTGTCTGGCCGTATCCGGTGCGCCTGCATGGGCGTCTGAACATCAGTCCACGCTGAGCGCCGGGTATCTTCAGACCCATACTGATATGCCAGGCAGCGATGACCTGAAGGGCATTAACGTGAAATACCGTTATGAGTTTACGGACACGCTGGGGCTGATTACGTCATTCAGTTATGCCAACGCTGAAGATGAGCAAAAAACGCATTACAGCGATACCCGCTGGCATGAGGATTCCGTGCGTAACCGCTGGTTCAGCGTGATGGCGGGGCCGTCTGTGCGCGTGAATGAATGGTTCAGCGCGTATGCGATGGCGGGCGTGGCTTACAGCCGTGTGTCGACCTTCTCCGGGGATTATCTCCGCGTAACTGACAACAAGGGGAAAACGCACGATGTGCTGACCGGAAGTGATGGCGGTCGCCACAGCAACACGTCTCTGGCGTGGGGGGCTGGCGTGCAGTTTAACCCGACCGAATCCGTGGCCATTGATATTGCTTATGAAGGTTCCGGCAGTGGTGACTGGCGCACTGACGGTTTCATCGTGGGTGTCGGTTATAAGTTCTGATTAGCCAGGTAACACAGTGTTATGACTGCCCGCTGGTTCAGGCGGGCTTTTTGTGGGGTGAATATGGCAGTAAAGATTTCAGGTGTACTGAAAGATGGGGCGGGTAAACCTGTCGTAAATTGTGCGATTGAACTGCGGGCCAGAAGAACCAGTCCGACCGTTGTGGCACACGTTGTTGCCACTTGCGTGACGGACAATAACGGTGCTTATGTGATTGAGGCTGAGCCGGGGTATTACGAGGTTGCGCTTCACTGTAACGGCTGGCAGCCAACCCGTGTCGGGGATATTGATGTGGCACCGACTGATGCACCGGGGACACTGAACGCGTTTCTGAATGCACCAAAGGATGGTGATTTACGTCCGGAGGTGATGAAGTGTCAGCGCCAGTGATATAAGACGGTAATTCGCCATTTGGATTGTCCGCTCCACCCAACATGTTGTTTCCTTAAGGTTCTCACACCAGAAAGGACATCAACATGCTGAGCAGAGAGGACTTTTACATGATAAAGCAAATGCGCCAGCAGGGCGCGTACATCGTCGATATTGCGACTCAGATTGGTTGCTCTGAACGGACGGTCAGACGCTACCTCAAATACCCTGAACCGCCAGCCAGAAAGACCCGCCACAAAATGGTTAAGCTGAAACCGTTTATGGATTACATCGACATGCGCCTGGCAGAGAATGTCTGGAATAGCGAGGTTATCTTCGCGGAGATTAAGGCAATGGGTTATACGGGCGGACGTTCCATGCTGCGTTACTACATCCAGCCCAAACGTAAAATGCGTCCGTCAAAAAGAACAGTTTGAGGTGTACTGGCAATAGCGGACACTACCATTTGTTCTTTTTGACGGACGCATTTTACGTTTGGGCTGGATGTAGTAACGCAGCATGGAACGTCCGCCCGTATAACCCANCCGTTTCAGGCGGGCTTTTTTGTGGGGTGAATATGGCAGTACGGATTTCAGGTGTACTGAAAGATGGCGCAGGTAAGCCGATACAAAACTGCACCATTCAGCTAAAGGCCAGGCGCAACAGCACCACGGTGGTGGTGAACACAGTGGCCTCAGAAAACCCGGATGAAGCCGGGCGTTACACAATGGACGTCGAGTATGGTCAGTACAGCGTCAGTCTGTTGGTGGAGGGATTCCCGCCGTCACACGCCGGGATTATCACCGTATATGAGGACTCAAAGCCGGGCACACTGAATGATTTCCTCGGTGCAATGACGGAGGATGATGCCCGTCCGGAGGCACTGCGCCGTTTTGAGCTGATGGTGGAAGAGGTGGCGCGTAACGCGTCCGTGGTGGCACAGAACACGGCAGCCGCGAAGAAGTCAGCCAGTGATGCCAGCACATCAGCCCGTGAGGCGGCAACCCATGCGACTGATGCTGCAGGCTCAGCACGCGCAGCCAGCACATCAGCCGGGCAGGCCGCGACGTCGGCTCAGTCAGCGTCTTCCAGCGCAGGAACGGCATCAACAAAGGCCACTGAAGCATCAAAAAGTGCTGCCGCTGCAGAGTCCTCAAAGAGCGCGGCAGCTACCAGTGCCGGTGCGGCGAAAAAGTCAGAAACGAATGCGGCAGCGTCACAACAATCAGCAGCCACTTCTGCATCCACCGCGACCACGAAAGCGTCAGAAGCTGCCACCTCAGCCCGGGATGCGGCGGCCTCAAAAGAGGCAGCGAAATCATCAGAAACGAACGCATCATCAAGCGCCAGTAGTGCCGCTTCCTCGGCAACGGCGGCAGGAAATTCCGCGAAGGCGGCAAAAACGTCCGAGACGAACGCCAGGTCTTCTGAGACGGCAGCGGGACAGAGCGCCTCAGCTGCGGCAGGCTCAAAAACAGCGGCTGCGTCGTCTGCCAGTGCCGCGTCAACAAGTGCCGGGCAGGCCTCAGCCAGTGCTAGCGCCGCCGTAAAATCGGCAGAAAGCGCTGCATTGTCCGCTTCAACAGCCACAACGAAGGCTGGCGAAGCCGCTGAACAGGCCAGCGCAGCAGCGAGGTCTGCATCCGCAGCGAAGACATCCGAAACGAACGCGAAAGCCTCGGAAACCAGTGCAGAATCCTCAAAAATGGCAGCTGCATCGTCCGCCAGTTCGGCGGCGTCATCGGCATCATCTGCGTCTGCTTCAAAAGATGAGGCGAGCAGACAGGCATCAGCAGCGAAAGGCAGCGCCACGACAGCATCCACGAAGGCGACAGAGGCAGCTGGAAGTGCGACGGCGGCAGCACAGAGCAAAAGTACGGCGGAATCCGCGGCAACGCGCGCCGAGACAGCAGCAAAACGGGCAGAGGATATTGCATCCGCCGTGGCGCTGGAGGATGCGAGCACGACGAAAAAGGGGATAGTACAGCTCAGCAGTGCAACAAACAGCACCAGTGAAAAGCTGGCGGCAACGCCAAAGGCAGTTAAAACTGTTAAAGATAGTTCAGTTCAAAAAACTGGCGACACAATGGGAGGGCAGTTAAAAATCAGCACGATAAATGCTCTTCGAATATTCAACCAAGCCTTTGGCCTTATTTTTAGGCGTTCCGAAGATCATCTTCATCTTATTCCGACTAATGAAGGGGAGGGGGAAAATGGAGACATCGGTTCATTAAGACCATTCTCTATAAACTTAAGATCAGGGTTGGTGTCCATCGGTAATGGACTAAAAGTTGGTGGTAGTGTTACTGGTAATTTGACCGGAAACGCAGATACTGCGACCAAGATCAAGACAGCACGTAAGATTGGGGGCGTGGCATTTGATGGATCGGCAGATATCAACTTGCCTGGAGTCAACGCTACCGGTAATCAAAACACTACAGGTAATGCTGCGACCGCCACGAAACTTCAGGCAGCCAGAACGATTAACGGTGTGTCATTTGATGGTAGTGCAAATATCACATTGACCCCTTCAAATATTGGGGCATTGGCATTAACTGGAGGGACTCTTTCAGGTGGTTTAACTGCTGCTGGTGAGGTTATTTCAAGGTCAGCAAATGGTCTGCGTATTGCCTATGGCAACTATGGATTCTTTATCCGAAATGATGGATCAAACACATATTTTATGTTGACAGATTCGGGTAACAGTCTTGGTACGTACAATAGCTTAAGGCCGTTTATAATTAGTAACCATACTGGCAATGTTACAATTGCAACTAAATTAAACGCGAGTGGTGGTATCACTGGATCTTTATCGGGTAATGCAAGCACAGCAACCAAATTGCAAACTGCAAGGACAATTAACGGCGTAAAATTTGACGGCTCGGCAAATATTGAAGCGTTTCCGCCAGGTGTTCCGCTGCCGTGGCCATCAGATACACCACCTGCAGGTTATGCAATCATGCAGGGGCAGACGTTTGATAAGGCAGCATATCCGAAACTGGCTATTGCCTATCCTTCAGGTGTTATTCCAGATATGCGCGGCTGGACAATCAAGGGCAAACCCGCCAGTGGCCGGGCCGTATTGTCTCAGGAACAGGACGGCATTAAATCGCACACCCACAGCGCCAGCGCATCCAGTACGGATTTAGGGACGAAAACCACATCGTCGTTTGATTACGGCACTAAATCCACGAATAACACCGGGGCGCATACGCACAGTCTGAGTGGCTCTACGGGGTCTGCCGGTGTTCATACTCATGGTAATGGTATTCGTTGGCCAGGAGGCGGCGGTTCTGCGTTAGCATTTTATGATGGCGGTGGGTTCACTTATGTCCAGAATTCACAGTATCAAGTAAGCCCGGAGACTTCTTCCTATAGATCGTATTATCAACGTATTCAGACACAGTCAGCAGGTGCTCATACCCACTCGCTGTCTGGTACTGCAGCAAGTTCTGGCGCACATGCACATACTGTAGGTATTGGTGCGCATACGCACTCCGTTGCGATTGGTTCACATGGACACACCATCACCGTTAACGCTGCGGGTAACGCGGAAAACACCGTCAAAAACATCGCATTTAACTATATTGTGAGGCTTGCATAATGGCATTCAGAATGAGTGAACAAGCACGGACCATAAAAATTTATAATCTGCTGGCCGGAACTAATGAATTTATTGGTGAAGGTGACGCATATATTCCGCCTCATACAGGTCTGCCAGCAAACAGTACCGATATTGCACCACCAGATATTCCTGCTGGCTTTGTGGCTGTTTTCAACAGTGATGAGGCATCGTGGCATCTCGTTGAAGACCATCGGGGTAAAACGGTTTATGACGTAGCGTCAGGGGACGAGTTATTTATTTCTGAACTCGGTCCGTTACCGGAAAATGTTACCTGGTTATCGCCGGAAGGGGAGTTTCAGAAGTGGAACGGCACAGCCTGGGTGAAGGATACGGAAGCAGAAAAACTGTTCCGGATCCGGGAGGCGGAAGAAACAAAAAACAACCTGATGCAGGTAGCCAGTGAGCATATTGCGCCGCTTCAGGATGCTGCAGATCTGGAAATTGCAACGGAGGAAGAAACCTCATTGCTGGAAGCCTGGAAAAAGTATCGGGTGTTGCTGAACCGTGTTGATACATCAACTGCACCGGATATTGAGTGGCCTGCTGTCCCTGTTATGGAGTAATCGTTTTGTGATATGCCGCAGACACGTCGTATGCAGAAACGTGCTGCGGCTGGCTGGTGAACTTTCAATAGTGCGAGTATTGAATGATTTCCAGCTGTTATCGATTTTATGTGTTTTTTGCATGAGGGGATTTCCAACACCTCCCACCGACCATCTAAGATTTTATGCCACTGTCCCTAGGACTGCTATGTACTAGGAGCGGATGTTAAACTCAGACTCGTTTCAGCTATATTGCGTTTTGAATAATATTCCATCATAATAACTCTTTGAAAAATGTGATCTTTTCATTTATAACACTGATGACTTGCTTATCTCATTGGGATATCGGAGGAGAATACTTAACTATGACAAGCCCGATTATTATGACACTGGCTATATTATATAGATTGATATTAAAATGTAGGGTTAGGTTCTTGCCAAGGTGTCAAGATTTACAGATAGGTTTAAAACCATATAAATATGTTTTACGGTGAGATACAATACATATTGTAAGGCATAAACGCTTGGTAAAATTTTAATTATTGGAAGAAGCTAATCATGGAACCCATATCAATTACAGTGGCAACTTATGTAGCAACTAAACTTATTGATCAATTCATCTCTCAAGAAGGATATGGTTGTATTAAGAAAGCATTATTCCCCCAAAAAAGATATGTGGATAGATTATATCAACTAATTGAAGAGACGGCAATTGAGTTTGAAGAAACATATCCAGTAGAAAGTGGAGCAATACCATTTTATCATTCCGAACCATTGTTTGAGATGTTGAATGAGCACATCTTTTTTAAAGAGTTCCCTGACAAAGAGATATTATTAGACAAGTTCAAAGAATATCCAAGTATCACTCCCCCAACTCAACAACAACTCAGCCTTTTTTATGAGATGTTATCATTAAAAATCAATAATTGTTCGAAGTTAAAAAAGCTACATATCGAAGAAACGTATAAAGAAAAAATATTCGATATTAATGAAGAGCTCATTCAAGTCAAACTTATTTTACGGTCTATAGATGAGAAACTAACTTTTCACTTAAGTGATGATTGGTTAAATGAAAAAAATAGTCAAGCAATAGCTGACTTGGGAGGTCGATACACACCCGAACTCAACGTAAAGCTAGAAATAGCAGAGATATTTGATGGCCTCGGTAGAACTAATGATTTTTCTAAAATATTTTATTCGCATATAGATAGTTTTCTGGTCGCTGGAAAGAAATTACATAGTTGCGATGTAATTTCCTCAGAATTATTTGAAATAAACCAGTCCTTAAAAGAAATTTCTGATATATATCAGGAGATTAATTTTTCTAAATTAGATGAAATCCCTATAAATAAATTTAATAACTATGTTTCTAGCTGCCAGACAGCTATTGGCGGAGCGGTATCAATATTGTGGGAACTCCGAGAAAAGTCAGAGCAAGTAGGTGAAACCAAGCATTACAGTGATAAGTATTCATCTACTCTGCGAATGCTTCGGGAATTTGACTATGCGTGCAATGAATTACGTATATTCATTAATTCAACAACAGTGAAGTTGGCTAACAACCCATTCTTACTTCTCGAAGGAAAAGCAGGAATTGGTAAGTCTCATTTACTGGCTGATGTGATTAAAAATCGAATTACTTCTGGGTATCCTTCACTACTCATACTAGGGCAACAACTTACTTCAGATGAATCTCCATGGTCACAAATCTTCAAGAGATTACAGCTTAAAATCACTTCTCGTGAATTCCTAGAAAAACTGAATTTATATGGCAAAAAAACAGGAAAAAGAGTCTTAGTTTTTATTGATGCTATTAATGAAGGTAATGGAAATAAATTCTGGAATGACAATATTAACAGTTTTGTCGATGAAATCAGATGCTTTGAATGGCTTGGTCTGATAATGTCAGTCAGAACAACATATAGAAATGTAACAATTTCACATGAGAATGTTGTGCGAAATAATTTTGAAATTCATGAACATATTGGATTCCAGAACGTTGAGTTGGATGCGGTTAGTCTATTTTATGATTATTACAATATTGAGAGGCCTTCATCTCCTAACCTTAATCCAGAGTTTAAAAATCCTCTATTTCTTAAGTTATTGTGTGAAGGCATTAAGAAAAATGGTTTAACCAAAGTGCCTGTTGGATTTAATGGGATTTCAAATATTTTTAACTTTTTAGTGGAAGGGGTAAATAAATCATTAGCATCGCCAAAAAAATATGCATTCGATCCCAGTTTTCCTCTTGTTAAAGATGCTCTCAATGAAATCATAAAATTCAAATTAGAGATTGGTCGTAATAGTATTTCACTTAAAGATGCTCACTCAGTGGTTCAATCTGTAGTTAATGATTATGTTGCTGATAAAACCTTCCTCAGCGCCTTGATTGACGAAGGATTATTGACTAAAGGCATAGTGAGAAATGATGATAATTCTACTGAGGAAGTAGTTTATGTGGCTTTTGAAAGGTTTGATGATCATTTAACTGTTAATTTTTTATTAAATGATGTTGAAAATATCGAAAGTGAATTTAAGCCTGATGGTCGTCTGAAAAAATATTTTCATGATGAATGTGATTTTTATATAAAATCGGGAATAGTAGAGGCTTTGTCTATTCAATTGCCAGAAAGGTATGAAAAAGAGCTTTATGAATTTCTGCCGGAGTTCAGCAATAATCTTAAATTACTAGAAGCCTTTATTGATAGCTTGATATGGCGAGATATTAAGGCTATTGATTTCGAAAAAATTAGACCTTTCATCAATGAACATGTTTTTAAATTTAAAGATAGTTTTGATCATTTCCTCGAGGCAGTGATCTCTATTTCAGGTTTAGTTGGCCATCCCTTTAATGCTAATTTCTTGCATGATTGGCTAAAAGATTATTCTTTGGCAAATCGAGATTCGTTTTGGACTACAGAACTTAAATATAAATATAGTGAAGACTCAGCATTTAGGCATCTAATCGATTGGGCATGGGCCAGAACAGATAAAAGCTTTGTTTCGGATGAGTCAATCGAGCTAGTTGCAACTAGTTTATGCTGGTTTTTAACTTCTAGTAACCGAGAACTTCGAGATTGCTCAACTAAGGCTTTAGTGAGTTTACTCGAGCCAAGAATTCCTGTATTGAGAAAAATAATTGATAAGTTTTATGGTGTAAATGATCCTTACGTTTGGGAAAGAATATTTGCAGTTGCATTAGGCTGTACATTGCGAACTGATAATATTAAAGAACTAAAATATTTAGCCGAAACTGTTTACCAAAAGGTATTTTGTTCTAAGTATGTGTATCCAAATATATTACTTAGAGATTATGCTAGAGAGATTATTGAATTTGCTAATCATCTTGGATTGGAACTTGAAAGCATTGAATTATCCAAGACTAGACCACCCTACAACAGCATTTGGCCTGACAAGATTCCTTCAAAAGAGGAACTAGAGTCCCTTTATGATAAAGAACCTTATCGGGAACTCTGGAGCTCTATTATGGAAGATGGTGACTTTTCACGATATACTATTGGAACAAATTATAATCATTCTGATTGGTCTGGTTGCAAGTTTAATGAAACCCCTGTTGACCGTAAGCAAGTTTTTAAAACTTTCAAATGTAAACTAACTGATCAACAAAAAGACTTGTATGATGCCACAGATCCTTTCATTTATGATGATAAATGCGAAGGAATTAAATTTGGTCGTGTGGTCGGTAGAAAAGCACAGGAAGAAATAAAGGCGAGCAAGAAATTATTTAAGAATTCATTGTCATACGATCTGTTAAGTGAGTTTGAAAATGAAATAGAGCCATACCTGGATCATAATAATAATCTGCTGGAAACTGATAAACACTTTGATCTTCGACTAGCTCAACAATTTATATTCAATCGTGTTATAGAGCTTGGTTGGGATCCGGAGAAGCATGGTAATTTTGACCAACAAATAGGAACTGGACGTGGACGTAGAGAGGCATTCCAAGAACGGATTGGTAAAAAATACCAATGGATTGCTTATTATGAATACATGGCAAGGCTAGCCGATAATTTTACTCGTTTTGAAGGTTATGGTGACGAACGAAAGGAAAATCCATACCAAGGGCCATGGGAGCCTTACGTAAGAGATATAGATCCCACTATCTTACTTAAAGAAACTGGAACGAAAAAAATAAGCAATAAAGAAATGTGGTGGCTTAATGATGAAGTGTTTGATTGGACTTGCTCTAATGAAGACTGGGTTAAAAGTTCTACTACTATAACTAATTCATATGCTTTTATTGAAGTTAAAGATGATAATGGTGATGAATGGATAGTATTAGAAAGTTATCCATCATGGAAAGAACCAAAAATTATTGGAAACGATGATTGGGGGCACCCACGAAAAGAGGTTTGGTATCAGATCAGAAGTTATATCGTTAAAGTTGAAGAATTTGAAAATTTTAGATGTTGGGCAATAGCTCAAGACTTTATGGGCAGGTGGATGCCGGAATGTACTGATAGATACCAATTATTTAATAGGGAGTACTATTGGTCCGAAGCATTTAAGTCTTTTAAATCAGATTATTATAGTGGATCTGACTGGACTTCGGTAACAGACCGGGAGTCTGGAGCTAAGATAGCTGATGTTAGTGTCACTTCGATTAATTATTTGTGGGAAGAGGAGTTCGACAAATCAAAAATAGAAACTTTGAATTTTTTGAAGCCTAGTAACTTAATCTTTGAAAAGATGGGATTAAAAAGTGGGGAAGTAGAGGGTAGCTTCAATGATGAAAATGGAACTATGGTTTGCTTTGCAGCTGAAGCTGTATATGCTTCAAAGCCGCATCTACTTGTTAAAAAAGAACCATTTTTAACAATGTTAAGGGACAATGGTTTTGAAATCGTTTGGACATTATTAGGTGAAAAGGGCGTTATAGGGGGCTCACTCATATCAAGTCATCATTATGGTCGACAGGAGTTTAGTGGAGCATTTTATTATGAAGACAGTCAGCTAACAGGAAGTCATAAAACTAGCTTTACGAGATAAAAATGAATCTCAGAGCTGAATATATAAGTAGTATTAGAAACCGGGTTATACTTAAGAAATCAATCTTAAGTGTGGCAGTCGAATGGTAGCTAATATGCTAGCGGCGCTAATGCCTGTTTGTTGCTCATAACAGGCATTCACTTTAGTTATGGCAGAAAAGTATACATGCTGGGTTGGGAAAGTGTGAAAGAAAGGAAGATTGCTGCGCCGTTTGTCGTCACGTTTATCTTCATTGGCTATGCAAGTCGTAATAAAAGGTGGGACAAAACTGAGACACATAAAGCCTCGCAATGGCTTGCAAGGCTTTACATGTTTTGATGTAGTGGGACGTGTGAGCGCAGTGTTGATGGGGTAATGCTTTGAATTAGAAGCGGATTCTTATGATTCGTAATGCGAAGGTCGTAGGTTCGACTCCTATTATCGGCACCATTAAGAAAATTAATAACTTAGCTTAACTTCTCTAAGAAATTGTATCTTCTGTTATCACTTACAAACGCCTATACGTTGTTATGGGCTTTGGTAGTGTAACACGTATGGGCGAGTAGTTCCCAGGCTCAACCTCGTAACAAGTTCCTTTGAAGCTGGAAGACGTGCCACCGTCTCTAAACCTTCTACCAAAACTCTTAGCAAGATGTTCCACACCTGGCGCGGTGTCCAATGATGCTACACGTCGTGAGACGTTGCAGAGGATAAACAGGCTAAATGATGGGAAGAGTTTTAAGTGCAATAGTGGATTAAAGCCCACCTCTTCAAAACCTAACTTGATCGGGAAAGAATCAAGCTCTAGCACGGTTTCGTCCACCGGAGTACAACGGGTGCCTGATAAGAGAAGAACTGCTAAGACTTCATAGCTTTTGTGAAAAAGCCCTTTTTAGTGGATACGCCTACGGCGCTTATTTTTTGGTATAACCATCAAAGGCGCTTTATGGCTCCTATTGTCTTGAAAATGTATCTTTACTTGTATTGTGTTTTATGCGTAGTCTCCCTGTGTAGTATGTAACTTGTTAATTTTCATATGAATACAGAGGCACACGATGAAAAACATTGCAGCAATCAAACGTAATAACCGCAAGATTCACGCTCGTAAGTTCCTGTCTACGCCAGAAGGAAAAGCCTGGCTAGAGCGTAAACAGAGAGAGAACGAAGAAAGAAAACTCCTTAGTGAGTTGAAATGGCTTAGAGAGGATTTCTGAAAATCTCCAGAACGCAACAGGACGCATTCTAACGCTGTTTTCATTACTCGGTATAGGGATAGGTGATGTGTGTTTAATGCGTCTGTGCGCTTGTTTTGTGCCTTATTTTGCATTTTCATAATGCGGAAGAGAACACGGAAAACCTTAAAATTAATTATTGGGGTATTTAAGGCTATTTTCAGGTGATTTAAGGGTATTAAACTTGATTTAATTGATTAAAATATAAACAGATAATTATGTATCTTATTGATTTATAAGGTTGTTTTTAAGTAAAGGTAAATAAAAAATAAATAGCCATAAATAGCTATAAATACATCTTAATACCTATATCCCTTCCCTTATGGCTAGATTGCGAGAGGTGCTTAACGCGATTTTCAGCGCCCCCCGATCTGGAAAATCCAGAATCCCCAAATATCAGCAAGGAATTTTCTTGCGTAATCAACATCGTTTTTACCTATTAAATCATTACACAGAAAGCCTTTCTGTAATGTCTCTCACTAAACTTTCACTAAACACGAGAATGATCGGTTTTATGTCGGATCAGATGCTAGAAACAGCACCACGTCTCACAAGGGCTGTAAGCGATGAAACCAGTGTTTATGCGGGTGCAGGTCAAAATATAGGCCAAAATCCATTTAACATAATAAATGTTATATGTGCTAAGGAACACATATAACGCCTTGAATTGATGTATCAGTGGAAAAGTGATGGATTTTTTACGTAGGAGCACGAAAGGGCTTCTATTGACTTTTGTGTGCTATGAAATATAATTAAAGTTTTTTGTTTTTATTGTGTGATGTGGTGGGTTACACAGGGGAATAGATTAAATGGTGTTCTGTTTATACAGGTTTATTTGTTAGATCAACAATTTGGCATTTCTAAACAGATGTTTGAACGTTGCCAAATGTCTTGACAACACAAGAAAAGGGCTTGCTATGCCAGGCATTATGAGGTGTACTGGCAATAGCGGACACTACCATTTGTTCTTTTTTTAAGCAGCCATCTGATGATATTTTTCCC